ACGAGGGCATGAGAAATGTTGCGTTGATGGTTCTCACGATGTTAGACGAAACACCGGAACGATTTTTAGAACTTTCACAGGAGATTGAAGCCAATGCCTAACGATACCGCACCTGCCGATATGGTGGATAATGCAGAAGCAGTTAGTGAAACGGCCCCTCAGACAGAAACAAGCAACGACGATTGGCGTTCGTCGTTGTCAGAGGACCTTCGGGAAAACCCAAGTTTTTCTAAATTCAAAGATGTGGATAGCCTAGCGGCATCATACGTTAATCTGCAATCGCACCTTGGGCGAGATAAGATTGCAAAGCCAGTTACGGATAGCGATTGGGATGACGTCTACGAGTTCCTTGGTCGCCCTGAAAGCCCTGAAAAATACGAAATTGAACTGCCGGAAGACTTGCCAGAAGAAATCGCTGGTCAGTTTAACGATGAAACGCTTTCGTCGTTTAAGCAGGAAGCGCACAAGCTGGGCCTTAATGCAGAGCAAGTTAAAAGCCTTGTAGCATGGCAAGCTGGCAACATGAGTAATCAACATGAAGCCTATAAAGGTATCATTGATCAGTCTATGGAACAGGGCGAAACTGCTTTGCGTCAGGAGTGGGGCCGTGCATATGATCAGAATTTAGATTTTGCCCGCAAAGCATTTGCTGAATACGGCGGCGACGAACTGGCAGCGAAAATGGAAGCCAGTGGCATGGGCAATGACCCTGATGTTCTCAGGGCATTTGCTAATATTGCTAAGACAACAATGGCTGACAAGGATTTGGCTGGACCGTCCAGCGGAACGCAGATGGCGTTGACGCCAGAAGAAGCTAGGGCTGAAGCGGCAACGATTATGTCTCACCCGGCTTATACAGATAAGCGGCACCCAGAGCATAATTCTATGGTCAAGAAGGTTCAGGCATTGTTTAACCAAGCCTACGGTGAATGATCGTGACTTGTGACAGAGAACAAATCAGACTAGAATGTTTGAATTTAGCTGTTTCTGGTTCCGCAGATCAGACAATTAAAACAGCAGAAAGATATTTTGATTGGGTTGTTTCCAAGCCCAAACGTGGAAGACCTATTAAGAAAGAGGAAAATATTGATGCCAAAGGGACTGTACGCAAACATCCAAGCTAAAAGAAAACGCATTGCCTCTGGTAGCAAAGAAAAAATGCGTAAACCCGGTGCAAAAGGTGCGCCGACTGCAAAGGCGTTTAAACAGGCTGCAAAGACAGCCAAAAAACCTGCCAAAAGAAAGTCTTAACGATGGCCGCTAAACCTGCCAAAGGCAAAGCAAAAGTCAAAGTGACCGCTGGTGGAAAGCGTGTCAGTTATGGTCAGGCCGGAAAAGCAAAAGGCGGAGGCGCTAGGGTAAAACCCGGAACAAAAAAGGGTGACGCTTACTGCGCTCGTTCTGCTGGTCAAATGAAAAAGCACCCTGCGGCAGCAAAGAATCCAAATTCGCCTTTGCGCTTGTCACGCAAAAGATGGAAATGTTCAGGCGCTAAATCTAAAGCATAAAAACGGTGGCAATTTGCTGCTGTTTTTTTGCTATTTGCATATTCATAAAAATAAGATACAATCAAGTCGCCTTTCTATAGGTGGACAATTCCTTGCGGAACCCGCACAAGCACGAAGGCAGCTTGGGCCGTCCCAGACGATAACCCTGAAAACTACTGTTTTAACCCTTTAGGAGAAATCCGTATGTCTATCCAAGTGACAACGGCTTTCGTCGAACAGTACAGCGCCAACGTCCAGCACCTTGTCCAGCAGGACGGGTCTAAGTTGCGCGGTTCAGTTCGCGAAGAAGCCGTTACCGGCAAAAATGCCTTTTTCGAGCAGATTGGTGCCACGTCCGCACAGCGTCGGACGAGCCGCCACAGTGACACCCCCAGAGTTGACACCCCTCACGCACGTCGTCGCGTTAGCCTTGAAGATTTTGATTGGGCTGACCTCATTGACAACGAGGACAAAGTCAGAATGTTGATCGATCCGACTTCTGATTATGCCCGCGCAGCGGCCATGAGCATGGGTCGTGCGATGGACGAAGTTCTGATTGATGCGGCCCTTGGAAATGCCTTTACCGGCGTTTCTGGCGGAACTACCGTTGCAGGTCAGACGGCTATTGCTGCTGGTGGTACCGGACTTACGCTTGCCAAGCTGCTGTCGGCAAAAGAGACAATGGACGGTGATGATGTTCCTGAAAATGGTCGCGTCATTGTTTGTACGTCTGAGCAGATCAGCGATCTCTTGAACACGACTGAAATCAAAAGTTCAGATTTCAATACTGTCAAGGCACTTGCTCGCGGTGAGATCGATTCGTTTCTGGGATTCGAATTTGTATCCGTGAACGGTAAGCGCATTGACGGCACCAAGCTGGTTCCTGTTGATGGTTCTAGTGATCGCCGCTGTTTTGCATTCCAGAATGAAGGTTTGCTTCTTGGCGTCGGTGCTGACATGACAACGAAGATTTCGGAACGTGCGGACAAAAACTATGCAACGCAGGTCTTTTGCTCAATGAGCATCGGCGGCACTCGCATGGAAGAAGCCCGTGTTCTTGAAATCCTTTGCGCCGAATAAGGAGGGCATAGAAAATGACTGTACTTTATAGCGCAGAAATGGCCGGACTCGCCGCAGTTCCGGTTAGCCTCCCGTCTGGTGGCATTGTCGATGGTAACGTCCGCGTAAAGCGGGCCACTATCACGCTTGCCACTCAGACGACTTCGGACACCATCGTTATTGCGAAAGCAACCGAAGGTGAATCGTTCCTGTACGGCGTCGTCAACACCGACACGTCGCTGGGTTCAGCGCAGATTGCCATTGGCGTATCTGGCTCAGTTGCTAAATACAAAGCAGCCGCCGTTCAGACCGCTACCAATGCTCCGGCAATCTTCGGTGTAAACGCTGGAACTGCTACGGTGACTGCAAACGAAGAAATCTTTATTACGATTTCGGCTGCAAACCTGCCAGCTTCAGGCAATCTTGTTGTGGATATGTACTTCTCCGCAACGTAATAAGGCTGGGGAGGCTTCGGCCTCCCCATACTTTACTAAGGTGACAGCATGGCGACTTCTGTTGTTCAGATTGTAAACAATGCCTTGGTCAAGATTGGTGCAAACGCCATTCTAACATTGACCGAAGACAGTGAAGCGGCTCGTGCCGCTAATCTTATTTATGAACAGGTCCGTGACTCTTGTCTTCGCGACCATGTTTGGAATTTTGCCGTCAATCGTGTTGAACTGGCGCAAAACAGTACAGCGCCAGCTTTTGAATTTGCTTACCAGTACAATCTTCCTTCTGACTGCCTTCGGGTGTTGCAGATGGAAAATATGGATATGTTTTACCAGATCGAAGGCGGGAAACTGCTGACTAACGAAGGCACTGCCAAAATTTTATATCTGGCCCGCGTTGAAGATGTAAATCTTTTTGATTCTATGTTTGTTGAGGCTTTGTCTGCCCGGATTGCTGCTGAGTTGGCTGTTACGTTGGCTGAAAGCAATACGCTTTATTCAAACATGATGGAGATGTATCAGCGAAAACTTGCTGATGCTCGATCAATGGACGCACAGGAAAGCGGATACAGGGAAATTATTGCTGACACTTGGTTGGACAGTCGTCTTAATTACGCTGGCGGGCAAACCGTGAGCGTAAACGGCACATATTAAATGCCGCGTTCAGCGCCGATATTTACTAATTTTACGGCGGGCGAACTTTCGCCGCGCCTTGAAGGCCGCGTTGACCTTCAGAAATATCCCAACGGCTGTCAAACGCTTGAAAATATGATTGTGCAGAAGCACGGTCCAGCATCTCGCCGGGGCGGGTTTTATTTTTCTGCCGAAGTGAAAGATAGCAGCAAAAAAACTCGAATACTGCCATTTGAGTTCAGCGCCACTCAGGCATACATAATTGAGTTTGGCGATCAATACGTTCGGTTTTATAGAAATTACGGTCAGATATCGTCTGGTCCGTTTTCTGAAGTGTTTGACACGCCTTTTTCTAAAGGCAGCGCATACGAAGTATCAACTCCATATCTTGAAGATGAATTGTTTGAGTTAGTCATTACTCAGTCTGCTGACGTTCTGTATATAGCGCACCAGAACCATGAACCACGAACATTATCTAGGTTGGCCGATACAAACTGGAGTTTAGATATTATCCAGTTTTTAGATGGCCCATATGATCCTGTGAACGCCACAGAGACGACGTTGGGCCTTTCGGCCACTTCAGGCACCGGGGTAACAGTGACCGCTTCAGCAGTGACCGGAATCAACGATGGTGCTGGTTTTCTTTCTACGGATGTAGGCCGCTTAATTCGTTTTGAAGATACCAATAACGATTGGACGTACCTAGAAATTACTGCGCGAGCGGATACAACGCACGTCACGGCTGATTTTATTGGGCCAAACGCCTCCGCAACCACGGCGGTAACCGGGTGGCGGCTAGGCGCGTTTTCTGAAACAACCGGATATCCATCTGTCGTTACGTTTTTTGAGCAGCGCCTAGTTTGGGCAGCTACAACAAGCCGACCGCAATCTATGTTTTTCTCTGTGTCTGCTGATTATTACAACCACGCTCCCACAGACAATGATGGGAACGTTCTGGACGATAGCGGGTTTGTCTATACCATTGCGACCGATCAGGTAAATACAATCCGCTGGATGAGGGCCGGTAAGGTGTTGTCCGTAGGCACTGCTGGCGGCGAATTTATTGTATCGCAAGGCGATCAGAACAGCCCGCTATCGCCCACAAATACCCGCGTTGTTCGTCAAACTACGTTTGGCAGCGCCGCAGTAACGCCTCCGCAGGTTGGTAACTCCGTTCTATTCCTGCAACGGGCCAACCGTAAGGTCCGGGAATACGTTTACCAGTTTGAAAGTGACGCTTATACCGCGCCCGACCTCGCCATTCTTTCGGAACACATTACGGAAGGCGGCGTTGTTGATATGGCGTACCAGCAAGAGCCGGATAGCATTGTGTGGCTGGTTCGGGCTGACGGTGTTCTTGTGGGCATGACATATGAACGCGCACAAGATGTTGTTGGCTGGCATAGACACATTATTGGCGGCGCTGATGCCAAGGTTGAAAGCGTTGCAGTTATTCCCAACACAACCGGAAGCCGTGATGATCTGTGGGCGGTTATACAGCGCACAATCAACGGTCAATCAGTTCGATATATTGAGTTTCTAACGCCGGGTATGCCTGAAGTTACAGTGAACACGACAAACGCCACATATCTTGATTCCATGCTTACTTATAACGGCGGCGGCGTAAC